AATGTCGTCGCCTATGGCGGGCAGGAGTTCCGCATCATGACCGTGACAGACCGCACCCCGTCGGCCTGGGTGATCGTCAAGGTTCAGACCAAGGTGCAGTAATGCCCCTCGTCGTCGAGGTAGCAAAGGGGGTCAGGGTTGACTATACCCAGTTCGCCCAGCACCTGGCCATCTACAAGATGGTCATGCGTAAGTCTTCCGAGGAAATCGTGAAGCAGCAGTCCCGCCTGTTCGCGCAGGATATGTGCGACTTCACCCCGCCTTTCTCGGGCAAGCAGCCGTCCATCCGCAAAGGCGGTGAGGGCGGCTTCGGCAATAAGGCGAGGGACAAGGGCCGTGCTTCCGTCGACCGCGACGTCCGCAAAATCTTCGCCCCGCTCGCCCAAGCCCCGGCGGCAGGGGTGGCCTCCGCCGGCAACCTCGGCGTGTTCTCGGCATGGGTGAACGCCAAGATTAAACTCCCCCCTCCCCACTACCCAGACTACGTCTTCAAGATGTTTGAGCAGGGTCGCATCATCGGGCAAGGCGAGTTTGAGTACTTCAAGAAAATCGAGTCCAAGCAGGGTAGTCCGAGGACTCGGTTCCTCATGGGTACGACCGAAGCCGCCATCAAGACGATCCACGAACGGCGTCGCGGAAAGCCATCTTACAAGGTAAAAGAAAGCGATAAAATGGCTATCACATACGTCGACGACTGGAAGCCGGTTCAGTCCTACATCAAGCGAGTCCAGCAGCGCGTCGGCAAACTCAAGTCCGGCTGGTACTACGCCGGCCTCAAGCTCGGCCGTATGCCCACTTCGGCGTGGATTGCCAACCAAGGTGCAGGGACGTCGGTCTACGCCCCCCGCCTGGGCGTCGCCGACCCTACCATCAAACTCGGATCCACCGTCGGACGTAACTACAGCCAAGGTTACCACTTCATGCGTATGGCCATGGATCACCGTGCCTTCGCAATGCGAGTGGCCATCCTGAAGCACCTCCAGGCTCCCCGTAATCACGGCAAACTGCTCGACGTCGTCCGCCGTATGCAGGGCGGATTCACCCTTACCAATACACCCTAATGTCCAACCCTCAATTCTTCAGTTTCCGAACCACCATCGAGAACAGGGTGGCCCAGTACCTCGCGCCGCTGTTCCCCGGCGTCGCCGTCCATAAGGGCGTCACGGACGACATCCGGGTCATCCCGATCATCATCGTCCACGCCGAGTCCAGCAGCGCGGTCGACGACCTCGGCTCCAACACCCTCGGCAACTACAAGGCCACGGTGAAGATTTACGTCTATTCCTCGGCCGACGACGAGACCTTGGACACCCACCGTGCCAGGGTCGTCGAGGTCATCGGGGCCATGCGCGATGTCATCTCCCTGAAGGCACTCTGGAACCCGACCACGGACGGACAACTCTACGACCTGTGGATTTCCAACGACGAGGAGGGCATGAGCCAGCGTCGGTACGGAAACGCCATCGAATACACCGTGTGGGGCGTCATGCCCCCCGCCCCTTGACACTTGGCTAACCCCATACGACAATGCCCTCTCAAATTGATTACGGCGTAGCCCATTTCTTCGGTCTTCGTGGTATCGGCACCTACATGACCATGCAGTCTGATTCCATCGCCGAATCGTTCAAGCTCGACGTCGAAGTCGCGGATGAGTACGGCGTCGTGATCACCGACCGGCTCGACGACCGCTTTGTCGAGATTACCCTTGAAGGCGTCCTCAAGGCTTCCGACGATATCCCGACCAACGGGACTCAGATGACCTGGGGAGGCCGTACCTACATCATCAAGAACATTGAGGATAAGGGTACGAACAAGGACTTCCGCAAGGTCTCTGTAAAAGCCGTCAAGTACCAAGAGATCGCCTAACCAGGCGGCATCCCGAATGGATGCTCGCTTTCTCAAGGCCACGACCGTCCTGCCCTACCAAGACAAGGTATGCGGCAGGACGCTTCGTGCCTTCAGCCTGCGGCACCGGGTGGCCTTGGAGGCCATCGACTCTCCGTTCCTAAAGCCTGAAGGCGGAACCTTCACCGCGCTGGATGTCATCCTTGCGGTCAAGATTCTGTCTACCCATGACAAGTGCGAGATGGTCAGCCCTCTCAGCCTCATGGACAAGTTCTTCTTGATGCTCCTTAGCATCAGCCGGAAGTACCGTTCCCGAGTCATCGGCCGTATCGTCGGCTGCATTTCGGCCTCTCTTTCCTACCCGAAGTTCTGGAAGAAAGAAAACCAGAGCAAAGCCAAAGAGATCGAACGCATTCCTTTCACCCTCTCCTGCGTCTCGACCCTGACGCGCAACGGTTGCAGCCTGGAGGAGGCATGGACGATGCCGGAAGGCGAAGCCGTCTGGATGACCGTAGCCCACGCACTTTTCAACGGCGCGAAGATTGACGTCCTCTCCACCGAGGAAGAGGAAGATTTAAAGAATTTCGACGCCCGTATTGAAGCCTACAAAAAGGCGAACAACCTACCATAAGCCATGGCCGACCTATCAGTAACAATCGGATTAGACCAGAAGGAGTTGGAGAAGGGTCTTGCCGAAGCCGGCAAGTCAATCGGCAACATGGGCAAAGGTGGCGCGAAGAATCCATTCGCCGAAACCGCAAAGTCTTTCAGCACCCTGCAAGGCATCGGAGGCATGGTCGCCGGCCCCATCGGAGCATTGGTAGGTGCGTTCTTCGACGCCTTCGGTGCGATGCTTTCCGCCGCTCTCGCCAAGGTCAAGGAGATCGCCGATTACGCCAAGCAGATCCGCCTGGCCTCCATCTCGACCGGCCTGAGCATCGGACAAGTCCGAAACGTCGAAGCAATCGGAGAGGCGTTCGGAGTCAGCCTTAGTTCCATGACCAAGGCGTTGGTCGAGTTCACGCGCCGCATCGGAGAATCCCGCATCAAGGGCGGCGAGCTTGTCAACATCCTCGCCAAGATGGGCGTCGGCATGGACGAGGTGGCCAACGGCACTTTCAACCACCAGAAGGCACTAAAGTACCTTGCCGATGCGTATGCCGCCGGCACGGACGAAGCCACGCTGCTTTACTACGGAACGAAGTTGTTCGGCGACTCATTCAAGGACTTGTTGCCGATCATTAAGGCTGGCTCAAAGGCAATCGACGAAGCCTCCAGGTCTTATTACAACGCAGAAGAGGAACGGACTTCTGCTGCGGCTCGCCTCGCTGATATGCTCGCCAATGTCGGGCGGTCTATCAAGAACATCCTCATCGACCTCATCGGAGGTTTCCATGCCTTCATGGAGGACATCGCCCAGTTTATCAAGGATATCGCAAGCCCAGGATTCTGGAACCCGTTTGAAAAACTGGAGGACAAGATTCGTCGTCAAATCAATAACTCTCCTGAGTACATGACGAACGAGGAGATCAAGCAGCGTGTCCTTAAATTCTATCCCGAGGAAAAACGCGCAGCCGCAGAAGCGGAAATCGACAAGCAGCTCAAAGGAAGCGGAAAGAAACTCACCCCGTTCGGCCTCGCCGAAGCCGGAGCGGCTTCCTCGATGCAGCAGATGGGCGGAGGCGACATCTTCGGAGCCGTGGCCTTCACCCCCCTTGAACGGATCGCCACCGCGACCGAGCAGACGGCACAGAACACTCGTCCAGACCTTGTGCCTTCCCGACCCCCGGACGGACTTACACGATAATGCCAAACAACTCCCTACTCTTCTACGGCGACACCCTACTTGCCCCCAAGCCCCAGGCGGGCTGGCAGGTCGAGGCCGACGGCTTCGGGCTGCTCCAGGCTCAGGTCAAGTTCAAGTGGGACGTAAGCAATGCCGCCTCTTTCACGACGACCTTCGCCAAAGGCACTACGCTGTCTTCTCTGCTCGGTGCTTCTTGTCCTTCCAACCTCACTAACCTGAGGATTTGGAAGGCGAACTATGTGTGGGACAAGGCCGGAGTGTTGGTCGTCACGGCGGACTTCTGCGGCATCGACCCTGCTGTCAACGGAGGACTCAAGACCATCACGCAGGTCGTGATGACTGGTTCGTCGGCTTCCGAGCCTATCGAACACCACCCCAACTTCCAGAGGATCAACTGCCCGACCGGCGGTATGTCGAGCGTCCTCGCCGGCATTCCTTCGACGACTGGCTGGGATCCCAGCGCGACGACTAATCCGAACCGCGCACTCTGGCGTCCGGCCGTTGCGTCCGGCGGTGCGACGCAGGGCTTCCAGTTCGTCGGCTTCCTGCCCTATCAGAAAGCCGAGGAACTTGCGGCCGGCGTCGTCAACATCAAGGCCGGCGTCAAGAACTACTACAAGCCGTCGAACACCCTGCGTTGCTTGTTCTATGTTCCTGACGAGACCACGGCCGTCGCATTCGCTTCGTATGTCGGATGGATGACCAGCGGCGCGGTCTATCAGCTCCCTGAGTCTTACAAGGATTTGGCGACCGGCGGATACGGAGGTTCGTTCCTCTATTCCGAACAATGGCAGGCTAAAATCCGCAAGGCTTTCCTGATCACCAACTGCTCTGTCGAGCAGTTCGGAGGCATCTACAAGGTCACCGCCGACCTCATGCTCTCTGGTATGTCTGGTTGGGACAGGGATATCTATCCTAACCTCGACGCTCCTTAAAGATGCGATCCATCAACGGATTCAATAGCGACGCCCTTCAGGGTTCGTTCGCCCAAGGACAGCCCATCACGGCGTCCGCGCTGAACAAGCTCGCCACGGCTGCGGATGCGGCCAGGACGATGATGTCGAACGACGTCACCTTCTTCGCCAATACGGATGGGGTCTCCTATGGCCTTCCGCAGCAGACTGTCGAAGCAATCGCAGTCTCTGACCACCCGTTCAAGCTCAACGTCTATTGGAATGAAGAGGCTAATATGTTCTTCGCCACGGTTACGGCCGGCACGGTGAATAACATCGTCCCGGTAATCTGGGGCGGAGGCCCGACCGACGACCTCCTGAATGTCGTCCCCAAGCCCGAGATGGGTCTTGCGACCGTGCAGGTTCCCCCAGGCTTCTTCAATGCCTACGTCCGTTGCGGCCCTGACCCGACCAACGCCTACGTCTTCCCGACCTCTAACCGCGACCAAGCCGGCTACCCGCAGGTCTATTTCTCACAGGACGAGATGACTGATACGGACGACTTTACCTACATCAAGATCGCGGACTGTCAGGTCGACGTCGCCACCAAGACGGTTCAGTCCGTCATCCAATATGTTACCGGCTCCCTGTGGGCCTCGCGCATCAAGGTCGGAACCCTTACGGCGAAGTATTACTACGCCCGCGTCTAAGCCATGGCTACAGCAGTTGATGGCCCATTTATCTCCCTTTCAGAGGCCACTTGGCTGAGTAGGTTCGGATATGTGGAATGGATGAAGAAAGACCTGTCACTTGCACAAGCAATTACTGACAACGATACTCTGCTTTTTACTGGTGGAGGTAATTACGGTTTTAGTTTTTATGGCGGCTTTGACAGTCAATCATTCATCGCCGTATCCCAGATCAACGAGGACTACATCCCAGAGTTCGTAGGACAGACCTTCTACCCGGCAGGACAGGGAGACCCCCCTGAGACTTCAGGGATCTATACCATCTACCCTGCCCCGCCCCAGACGATGACGGAAGACCTGTTCACGACAGGGTCGCAGAATGTCGATAACTCAGAACCTACCGCAACGACCTATTGGTTCTACAATGTCGACGGGGTTGATGGTCTTGTTGACCAGACATAATAGGGGGGGTCTGACGTGTTGACACACGGCTAAACCCAAACGGCGAACCCTATGTCTTGTAACGTACCCAACATCAAGCGCAGCACGACATTCAACGCCGTCGTGACCTATACCCCCGAACCAGGCTGGCCGGCGAATCTCCTCGGGTACGAGGTCAAATCCTCCGTCCTCGACTCCCGCTCCCAGCGTCACGATCTCGTCGTCACCGTCGCCCCTGACGGCCTGTCCTTCACCTGCAATTTCCCAAACACGGCGAACTGGCACATCGGCACGGCCAACTGGGATGTCATCTGGACGAACGGCACGGTTTCCTTCGGTTCCAATATCCAGCAGCTCAACGTAATCAACAGCGTCACCCCTAACCCGGCTTCCTAATGGGATTCTCCGTTGTCATCCCGACGAGTGCGTCCATGAACGCCACCGTCGAAGGCGAGGTAGTCCTTGCCGCAATCGTCGGTTCTAACGCCACCCTCACCGCGACGGTGGCCATCCCCGGGCCTCAAGGCCCAGCCGGCGCGCAAGGCCCGCAAGGGCCGCAGGGCATCCAAGGAGTCAAGGGCGACAAAGGAGATAAGGGGGACAAGGGCGATCAGGGTATCCAAGGCGTCCCTGGAGCCACCGGCCCACAGGGTGCGCAAGGCATTCAGGGCGAGCAAGGCATTCAGGGTCTCCAAGGCATCCAAGGCGAGGTTGGCCCGCAAGGCCCTACTGGAGCCACAGGCCCCCAAGGCCCTCAAGGCATCCAAGGCGTCCAAGGCCCGGTCGGCCCTCAAGGCCCCCAAGGCCCTCAAGGCGAACAGGGCATCAACGGCGACAAGTACGCGACGACCTCGACCACGACGCTGACCCTCGGCAACGGACTCAAGAACCTGACGGTCGCGACTGGCCTCGCCTACACGACCCAGCAGTCAGTCATCGTGGCGTATGACAACGCCAACCATATGCATGGCGATGTCGTCAGTTATAACGCCCTGACGGGAGCCATGGTCGTGGATATCAAGAACCACACGGGTGCGGGAACCTACTCCGCCTGGACGGTCAACCTTGAGGGAGCTGCCGGCATCCAAGGCCCGCAAGGCCCGATTGGGCCGCAGGGTGAGCAGGGTATCCAAGGCCCGCAGGGTATCCAAGGCGAAGTCGGCCCCACGGGGGCGACTGGCCCGCAAGGCCCGCAGGGTGAAGTCGGCGCTCAAGGCCCGCAGGGTATTCAGGGCGAACAAGGCATCCAAGGCCCGCAGGGTGAGCAGGGCGTCCCTGGCCCTGCTGGGGTCGTCTCGGCTACGGCTCCTATGTATCTTGTCGATGGAAACATCAGCATCGACCCCGCCGTCTATTACCCCGCCAGCA